TGGCAAAATAAGTGTAAGAAAGAAATTCAATCCGGCATCTTTTTCTTCTTTGATATCCTTAACTTCATAACCTCCAACTACGTCATATCGTTGAAAACATACAAATTTAATAAATATGATCAAAGACACCATAACCCAAATCAAACAAACCCACATTCCTATATATAAAGGCAAATGTTTATAAATCATCTGAATATTGAACAAATTACCAACCACACGACCAAACTTCTCAAATGGAAAATATTGCAGTATTGTTAGTAAAAATAACGGACTTAACGACAAAATAATCAATTGCTTCTTCAAACACTTCACCTCTTTCTTTTCATGACAATATATATTTATTTTTACTTTTTCACGCTTATTTTTAATTATACCACCTCCCCTCATTAATCTCCACCAGAATAATCAGTATTATCAAGGCTTTCGAGCCTTTCCCACCTCCCCAAACTCATCCTTAAACTTCCACTTTATCTCCACCCTGTCCTTTGCATACACAACAATCTCCTCCACAAAAGCATCCACCATTTCCCTGTTAAGGCCTGTCAGTTTCAACTGCCCTTCCAACATCTCCAGACCTGCCACTTCTGGCACATCCACATCTGCCATCTTACTGACTGCCGTCTTCTGTTTTTCGATATTCTCCCGCATACATGCCAACACGTGCTCATATGTCTTGCGCTGTTCCAGATATGTTTCTTTATCTGTCATTTCCAGCTTGTAGCTTTCATAAGCTTCACGCAAATCCTTTTCAATTAGTTCACGGCTATGCTCCATATCTGAAAGATGCTTCTCTGCCTGCTTTAATCGCTCTGCCTGCTTCGCCCGTTGCATATCCACAACCTTTCTGGAATCTACCAGTACATCAATCATCATCTGAAGTGCTTTCTTCACAATGCTTTCTATATCGGCATCCAGCACACTGATATTGCATTTTCCATCCGATTTATCCAGATAATGATTTGCACAATAATACTTCGGTCGTCCGGCATAAGTATGGGACAGGCGATGCCCACAGTTACCACAGATCATTTTACCAGTCAGGCAATGTGTTTCATGCTTTCTTTTGGCACTGGCACATGTATTTTCTTTTCGCATGGCAGCTACTTTTTCAAAATCCTCCTTGTTTATAATTGCTTCGTGACAATTTTCCACACGCTTCCATTCATTCTCTGGAAGTGCTTTTGCATGTTTATCTCCAACATTCTCACTCTTGAAGCGGCTGTAAATCATCGTGCCGGTATATTGCTCATTTCCGAGGATTCTTCCTACTGCAACATTATTCCAGAGAGGCTTTTTCTCACGATATCTGGCAAGTTGCTTTTCACTTCCTACTTGCATGGCAATATACACGCCAGGCGTATCTATTCCATCCCGGTTCAGTCCTTCTGAAATTTTGTACATAGATTTTCCAGACAGAAACTCTTTGAAAATGCGCTTTATGATCTGACTGGCAAACTCATCCACAACCAACTTATGCTTGTCCTCCGGACTTTTCACATAGCCATAAGGAGCATAGGTAGCTATGTACTTACCATTGCCACGCTTTGTATCAAGTGTCAATGATACTTTGGAAGACTGTTCCTCACTGAAGAAATCATATAGAATCCCCTTAAATGCAACATCAATCTCACCGATACCCCCCACGTAATCTGCGCTGTCATAATTATCGTTTATGGCAATAAATCGCACACCCATAAAAGGAAATATCTGTTCAATATATTTCCCCTGCTCGATATGATCTCTGGAAAATCTGGAGAAATCCTTTACAATAACACATGAAATCTGCTTTCTTTTCACCATTTCCAGCATTTTCTGCATATCCGGGCGGTCCATATTTTTACCAGAATAGCCATCATCCACAAACTCAACCACACTCATTTTGCGAAGTTCCTTATTTTTATTGATAAATCCACGGATAAAAGCACGCTGATTGGTAATACTGTTGCTCTCATCTTTTACAAATTCATCTTCCTTTGACAATCTCAAATATATTGCTATCTGCTCCATTCTATATCTCCTCTCCGTCTGCCATCCTGGCATACTCATCTTTAAAATTCAGGTTAATTACCAGCCTCTTATCCGGATACAGGTAAATACTGTCGACCAGTATTTTAATCATATTTCTATCCAGGGAGACCTCACTTTGAAAACGATAAATCGCTTTCAGCCACTGTATCTTCTTCTCACAAAATCTCTTCACACGCCTGCGGCTTGCCTCTTCATCCGATATCTGTCCCCGAAGTCTCATTATGGCATCAGCGTTTTTCTCCTGCCTGCACTTGAAATCAGCCTTAGTAATCTCTCCCGTAACATAAGACTGATACTCTTTGCTTTCTTCGTAATTCTTCCTGTCAATCTGCTTTTGAAGCTTCTGAATCCTCATGTCATGATTTTTCAGTTCCCTGTCCATCACGCCTCGCATGGAAGCCTCCGTCCTGGCACTGTCGGTCAGTACTGCAATTTGAGTTGTAAGCAGGTTATGCACCACCTTTATAAGATCCTGCTCCTTGATGGTACAGCCACACTGTTTCCCACCAAAATCATAATTGTATCTGCATGAATAAAAATACTGACGATCCAGCACTCCATCCCTTTCTAAGATTCTGGAAGCTAAAGGTATTCTTCTGCCACAATTTCCACAGAATAAAATTCCTGCAAAGATATCCTCTTTTATTGGCAGATTCTTTCCCCTGCCAGATGTGAAAATGCTTTCTTTCACCTTCTTATCCATAACAGCTCTTACCCTATCGAATAGTTCCTTATCCACGATTGCCTCATGGGTATTTTCAACCACAATCCAATCATTTTCATCCGTAGCATGCCTTGCCTCGTTATCATACAGGCTGGTACGCCTTTTCCCCTGTACCATGTTCCCAATATAAGCCTGATTTTTCAGGATGTTGGAAATCGTACCGGGATACCATGCCTTTGCCTCTGCACCTTCCTCCACATAGAGATTCCCTGTTTTCAGATAATCTCCCGGTAATGCAAGACGATACTCCTGAAGTGCTTTCGCAATCTCCCTGAGCGTCACTCCATCTGCTGCCAGTTCAAAAATCTGACGGACAACTGCCGCCGCATCCCTGTCTATCACATACTTACGAAGGGCATCCCCACTATCCACTTTATAACCATATGGTGCATTGCTTCCCGTAAATTTGCCCCTTTCCATATCAAGCCTGCGACTGACTGAAACACGCTTTGAAATATCCTTGGTATACATATCATTCACCAGATTTTTCAATGCAATTTCCAGTGCCTTATTCTGGTTAAATTCTGCCTCTGTGTCAAAATGATCACTTACCGATATAAAACGGACCCCGAGGAACGGAAATATCGTTTCAATATAGTTGCTGGCTTCGATATAATCCCTGCCAAAACGGGACATATCCTTCACAATAATGCAACTGATTTTCCCATCTCTGACATCATCCATCATCTGCCCGAATGCAGGTCTGTCAAAACTGGTTCCCGACACTGCACTGTCAACATATTCATGGTATTCTGCAAATTCAGCCTTATCCCTGATAAATTCTCTTAAAATACTCAGCTGGTTGGCTATGGACTCCGATGGTCTGGATTTCAGTTCCACCGACAATCTGGCATAAAGTGCAACGCGAAAGGATTTTCTTTGCTTTGCAGGTACATCAGCTGTTACCGGTTCTGGTATCTGAACTGCATTAAATCTGTTCTTCGTTCTCGCCATTTACACTGCCTCCTTAAGCTCCAGCACTGGCAAACCATCTACCAT